CTTCATCGACTGCGCTGAAGCCAAAGTCTTCTTGTGTTCTTAAATCCAAATATTCTTGTGGTATTGGAGTTGTCATTTCTTGAAAAACCTCGCTAGTGATGCCACTGGTTCTGTTGTCCAGCCAAACGTATTGACGATAATGTTTAGCGGTTCTAAGTATGCTTTCTCAAATTGTAAATCGTAATCTATATATTTATCTAAATCAAATTGTTTAGGTAAGACAGACATAATCGCAAGCACATTTTCGTGCGTTGGATTAGGCACTTTCATATAGCAAAACTTGATTTTCTCTCCGTCTTTGATGGACTCATATTTCTTAGTCAGCCCATGCTTTTCCAGCAATGAGTTGTATATGATTGAACCTCTAACGTGTATCGGTGTTCCTTTGCCGTACATAGATACTGCGTTCTTATACTTCGTCAGTTCAGACACACCACGAGGAAATGCTACATCCTCGAAAGGGAGTTTCTTGAATTCTTTTCTGAAAGAATTGTTGAATGCGTGTAAATCGGATTCAGTTCCTGTCATCACAATCTGCAGCGCTTCCTTAATCTTATCTCGGCAAGACATCGGAGTTGATGACTTGACTGCTTCGATACCCATCATCTTCAGTTTAGGCTCAGCATATCGCACACCCTCACTGTCCCACACGTTGAGAATGTATCGCTTCTTCGCAGTCCAGATTCCAGTATCAGCAATGACTTCACGCTTCATAATCATCTTCTGGTCGTATGCGTTCATATAGTCAGCAAGTTCCTGGTACGACTTATCGATAAATCCTTGAAACTTTTCTTCACACACTTTGTCTAGGAAGTCGATTACTTTACTCTTATCGGGGATATTATCCTTATAGACTTTCTTGACTAGAGGACCAAAGTTCACATAGATAGAATCTGTATCACTCGCAATCACATAATCAATACCATCAGTGTCTAGTAGTTTGTTGAGATAGCCATTGACTTTGTTTTCAATCCAGCGAATAGATAGCTGACCTGACAATGTGATTGCTTCTGCTTGTCTCACATCGTAGAAGCGAAACCATTGATTCCCGATAGCGCCATACGCTGAGTTCAACTGAACTTTCTTTGCTAACTGTAGATTAGAATACTTGGAGATTTCATTCTCGCATTTCTGCTTCTCTTCTTTTGTTTTAGCAGCCTCTTTGTTCTTCTCCCACTCAAGCATCAACTTTTTGTACTTAGACCTATCGGTATACATCGTATCCATCATCTCAGGCAGGAATCCAAGTTTATCTTTTCGAAAGTAATGCCCGTTTGCAGCCATACAGGCTGATGACGAAGATTTGTATTCTCCTTTGAGCAACTCATCCACGGTAACGTAAGTGTGTTTACCTTCAATGAAAGTGTCAGGGGATACGTTATATTGCATAATCAAATGCGGATAGAGTGAGTTCAAGTCAAAGGAACATACCCACTCATACTTCCCAGGCACAGGCTCTTTGACGTAAGCACCTTCGTACTTGGTATCTTTTCTGTTGCTCTTCTTTGGAGGAACAACAATACGCTTCTTGTATAAATGATTGTGAGAAAGCGTATCCCACATTCTAACTTGTGTAAACACGTCAGTAAGATTTACTTTAGCATCGTATGCTAGAGCGAGCACCATATCAATCAACTTCATCTTATCATCGATTCTATCCACTAACGCAACGTCTTTGATGTTATAGTCGATAAACGTTTGATAATCGTGCTTGTATAGTTGGTTTAGATTTTCATACTCACTGTAATCCAACTTACGCTCACCCAGTTCTACGAACGCAATATGGTCAAGTCTAAAACTTTCCTGTTGCGAATAGGTAAACTTCTTATACAGTTCAAGATAATCAAGTATAGAAATACCAACAAGGTCAAACGCAGTCTGTTGCTTGTTGTGAATAGTAGTTGTTCGCTCACTCACATATCCCCAAGGAGACAATCGCTCTGCAGACTTTTCGCTTAGCACTTTAGAGATTCTGTTGTAGAGATATGGAATATCAAAGAACTGTACGTTCCAGCCAGTAACGATATCAGGCGCTTTCTTCTCCCACAAATCTAGAAAGTTTAGGATAAGTTCTCGCTCATCGTAACACTTAATGTAGTCAACATCTTTGCGAGTGTTGTTGTAGTCACCACAGCCAAGAACGTAGTACCTGCTGCGCATCTTGAATGTGATAGCAGTGATAGGCTCATTAGCAAGTGAAGGTTCTGGAAATCCATTGTCTGACCCAACCTCGATGTCTATGTTTGCTATGCGCAGCAAAGAAGGGTCATAGTCAACACGTTCTGGATACTCCTCATTGATATATGCATACGCATAGTTTGTTGTGCCATAGTATTCAAAGTTAGGAACATCTTGATACCTGTCAACAAAACTAGCAGCATCTCGAAGACTATCCATCTCCTTGGGTTTTACGTTTTTACCATCCAGAGTTTTCCATCCAGTTTCCTGCTGAGACGGAAGAAAAAACGTTGGGCAATACGGAACTTTACGAGAGTATTTCTCTCCCTTAGAGTATCCGATTTCTAGAATGTTGTTGCCGCGTCGTGTAAAGTGTGTATAGAATCTTGTCATAGTACAATCTTTGATGTTGGAGTAATGATATTACCGAACATCTGATTATACTGCATTTCTATCTGATTGTCAACTTCAACCATATACACTACGTGCGAACGATTGATATCAACAACTTTTTGACGTGAAAAGAAAACTAGAGGTTGCAAACTTAGATTTGGTTTGCCGTCTTCACCAGCAACAACACCAATCAAGCAAGGATTCTCTAGCGTGTAGGATTCGGAGTTAGTTTCAAGTTTCTCAATAACATTACCGAGAATATCTTCACCGTTTACGAGATGAAGTAGTCTTACATTAGCCATAATATATCTCCTTAATGGTGTGGCGTTTTTGGAAGGAACGCCACAGAAAACCTTGCGTCTTTAGATTAAAGGCATATAGTTAGTAGACATTTGTGTTTCGACCATAAGTTCTGGATACATTAAAGGTCCAGCAAGGCCTAACAAACATGCGCATACAACTAATACCGCAAGAGAGTAGTTTCTGATTTTTGTAATCATGAAACCACCACTAATGCAATCATAAGAGGAGCAGCAAGCAGAGCGAGTGCTATGCTAAAAACTGCTTGTGTAGTTTCGCTTTGAATAACTTTCATTTCAGTGTCCTTAGTGAGATTTGATTTCTATCTTTCTCGGACGCTGTTCTTCGGGCAGTTCAACTTTCAAATGAATGACTAGTAAACCGTTGACGAATTCAGCTCCATCAACGACAACATGGTCAGCGAGTCTAAACGTTTCCACGAATTTTTTTGTAGTAATCCCTTTGTGAAGATATTGTCTCTTATCTTCTTCAGGGTTACCGCGAATAACTAGAACACCGGGCTTTGCCTCGATTTCTAAGTCTTTCTTTTTGTAACCGCCTAACGCAAACTCCATGGCGTATTCCGTATCACTATATTTGATAATATTGTGACGAGGAAAACCCTTCTCGTTTGCTCCAATAGAGGTTAGTCGTTCGATCTCATCCCATACGTGGTCGAAACCAATGAAACGAGAATGTGGAAATGAAAACACTTTAGTTCGTGTATTAACCATAATGGTCTCCTTATCTTTAAGCGAGATTGTTGTCTAACTACCGGACCTATTCCGCGTAGTCGTGGATATTTATAACACATTTTTTAAAAAATGTCAATTATTTTTAGAATTATTTTCCATCCAGTCTTCAGCAGTTGTGCCTTCAGTTTCGGTGGTTGCTTGACGATAGTAGAGAATCAGTTCTTTTTGCTGCATGACATAACGACGAACTTCTTGAAAGTTCTCTGCCATTTTCTCATATCCATCGGGGGTAAGTGCGAACACTACGAAGTTACCATCAAGAATCTTTTCGATCTCTTTGATTTTATCTTGTAGATTCTCTTCAGTGATAACAAAGAAGTTTACCTCTAGAAGGTCAATCGACTGAGGTAAAGGTGGTTGATAGATTCGTAGGGGAACCTTTTCTGTTACAGTTATAATCTGAGGCTCGGGTTTGACTTCAATTTCTTCAGAGCCCCACTCTAAGCGAGGCATCCATGAACATCCTGTTATAAAGATTGCTCCCAACGCAATCGTGACCGGTCTATACAATAACATATTTTCTTACTTCCAAAAGTTTCACACATTATTACCTGCTTTCCGCAAGGCGACTTATTTATCGTTGGTTGGTTTAACCTCTTCATTGCTTGACAACTCTGGAGTAGCAGGCTCAGAGTTATCAATATCCATAAGTTCTTGAGTGTCATTTTCTAAGTCCTTGAAGACTTTTGCAGTCTTCGCATTAGCACGAGTTTCTATCATCCCTGGCTTTGCTCGTGCGAGCCGTGTTAAGTTATGATCCTTGAAGATCTTCATAGCATTGTCTTTCTCTCGCTGTAACTCATTATTCCTTGCGGTGAGTGCAGACATTGCCGCTTCTGATTTCTTTGCATTTTCTTCTGCAGCCTTCAGTGATGATTCTGCAGTGCGAACAGCAATCTCCATCTGAACTTGGTTTTCTTTTAGAGTTCGATTGTTCGCCTCGAGTTTACTCACTGCTGCTTCATACTTTGCAACTGTTGTTTGGTAGTGCATATATCCACCACCAATGGTACCGATAATCGCAAAAATCATAATCAATTTAAAATACATATTATTCTACTCGCTTTTTAGATCCTATGCTATACTTTGTTACTAAATCCCAATCACCTCGTTCAGAATAAGAAATGATCTTAATTTGAGACAGTGGGCACAAAGGTGCTTCCACTTTTGTTGAATCTACTATAGTAAGCAATCCCCATTCAGATAACAGTTTAGCAATAGAATTTCTTCTACCTTTATCGTTATCCTCAAAGTTAGTTGGCTTACCGTCAAGCGCAAAAAGTTCCTTAAAGTGAACTATATAATACTTGCCGCGCTTGTGTAAAATATGACAGGATTGAAATAGTTTCTTTTCTTTTCTAGACGCAACACCAATTCTAGTTAGTGTTTCTCTTACCTTTAGAAAATCATCCGCATTCTTTAGTTGGACCTCCAACAATGTATCTATACCGACTTCCATTACCTTTATAACTCCTCATGGGGCTCAATCGCCTTTTTCTGTTTTTATTCTTAAATCATTCAGTTGCTCTTTAGTAAGAACTTTTAGCGCCTCTTTAGCCTTTGATTTGTTGTATCCAAACAGTTCGGATATGAGCAGAAGATCGTCAGAAATCTCTTCCTTGTGCCACTTACTAAATCTTTTACGAGGACGTATACTATTTAGCAAAAAGAGAAATTGCGCTTTCTTCGGGAGTTGATGATACTGGTTCATTTCGTTCGCATAGAAGATAGAATCAGGAAAATACGATAATCCTCTATTCGTCAGAAATGGTTCATAGGATTTCTCTGCCAACGCATCGTTAGCAGAGTCTTCCATAAGGTTTTCTTTTGTTGAATTGATTGCGTTCAGATAATCAAATGGTTTCATTTTACAGTGATATGCTCATAATATTTTGTTTCAAGAAGTTCACGATTCTTTAGATGTTGATCTTCAATGTCATCTTTTGACTGCCCATAATACTCTACTGCGAGGTGTTTGTCAATCATTAATTGATTCACAGAACATTGTCGGTCAGTTTCGGGATCATACACAATGAATTCACCAAGGATACGACCGAACTTACCTGTCGCATCTTTGTGCGTCTTCAGTGTACCTTCTTTACCTAACATTGCTTTTAGGAATTCCTTAGCCGCAAGTCCAAATCGCTTTTCCGTTTTATCACGAGTACGGGACTCAGGAGTATCAATACCATACAACCTAACGCGCTGGTTACTGAGAATAACATCAAAACCAAGATCAATGTCAATGTCCACTGTATCGCCATCCACCACCTTTTTAATTTTGCACCTATACTCATACATATTATTTTCCTTGATTAAAATTTAAAATTGTTTGTATTCCGCTCAGATTCATATAGTAGTTTCCTCATGAACTACATAAACTTTCCATCGAGGATGCCTCTTAGAAAGGTTCTCAGCATACTTCATCAAGCGATTTTTCGACCTGCTACGTTTTTTAACAAAAGTGTTAAAACCATCTTTCACCACTATTTTGTATCTCATCATTTAAACTCCACTATATTATTTTCCTTGATTAAAATCTAATACAGTTTGTGTTCCACCTTTAGTTATCGCATCCCACTGTTCTGGTGTAATATCATCAATACTGTGATGCCCAGGTGCAGGCTGATTCATATAATCTGATAACACTTTAGGTCGTTGACTCTGTTCCTCATCGTGTATGTATAACTGTATCAAAGCATAGTGTAAAACTTTCAGCAGGTCTTTTCTATGATCTTCAGGCTTTCCTTTCTTTCCATATCTCTGTGCATACTTCAGCACATTACCGATACAGAAACCAGTTCCATGCCCGCCGTCAATAACAAACTCGGTAGCCTGAAACTTTTCCTTTGCATAATGTTGGTCATACGTTGAGTTTACATACTGATGAAACTCTTTGATGAGTTCCCCTTCATTGAACTTGTAGTTAGGTGTAATTTCACATGGTTTCATAATTAAATTCCTATTGCCATCTATAGAATTTATGCTGCCCTATTTGACCTACGGATTGCATACCTCTATCATTTACCCAATTGGGTGTTACATATGTCGCATGATAATGTGTTGACCCTTCAGTTATACCACGAAAACTCTGATTTGTCAAGGACCTTTCAGCCAACATTACTGCCTTCTCCCAAGCAAACTCGTCAAATGGGTCATCATCTAATCCATCACAATACCAACTAAACTGACAGGCGTGTCTGATAGGAACTACATTACCTTTCCAGTTCACTCTAGTCTTTGCTTGCTTGACTACATCACACACAGTATCAGGAAAGCGTCTGCTTTCGATACGATTCATTACTACATCAGCGACTGCAAGTTGCCCTGCATAGTTGTCTGATCTTGCTTCGTGATATATGTTAAGTGCTAAGCACTCGACATCATCTTTGTTGACTTCCTCTGCTTCTACTGTAAAGATTTCTTTTTCAAAGATACCAGGCTCTTCTGGTTGAACTTCTTCCACTTGTGGCTCTGGAATTGGTTCGTCACTTGCGATGATACTCTTTACGTAGACAGCAGCACCCACAACCATCACTATCCAAAACAGGATAGGACCGACGTACTTTGTTTTCACTTGAAAGCATCTTCCGGTTTGTGAAGTGTTCCTTTACGGTCAACAAAGAACACAGTTCCATCATCTCTTATCTCAATCGCTTTGCAACCAAGAAGGTCGATGATTTCATCTCCTACAGCACTGGCACCTTTATACTTACCCCAATGGTAAGCAAGTGCCATACATCCTAAAGTTAATAAAGTTTGATAGATGGGTTCCATCCGTTCTCTCCTTACTTGAATTGACAGTCTGCCATAACTTCCGTTAGGAATGATACAGTATTTA